GATCTGTATATAGACGCCTCCTCTATGGGTGCAAGAAAACTACCGGTTTCTCCAAACCAAACGCACTTCCTCTTGAGGAAAGTGGCATCGTCAGCGTCAACATAATCCACTGACTCAGTGGACTTGTCAGCAAGGGTATACACGACACCATTATCCTGAAGTACCTTAGCAATAGCCTGGTGGGTATACTTAGGCACACGATCTGACACACTTTGCCGGTTATCGTCACCGTAGCACATAAGTGCCACGTTGTCTGCAAAATCAACCTGAATGTCCGGATAGATAGTGTAGTAAGCAACGCGCATGTAGAGAGCGTTAGCTACATTGTTGATGAAGACAGTCATGGCATGACCAGATGGATTGGAACCAACAGCCTCGATAATCTGCCCATTCAACTCATACACAGGGTAGACACACTCAGTTGCGATACTATGCATGATGCGTAGAGCACCTTCGTCATACCCCATCCTCTCCGCGATGTGGATGAGGAAACGCCAGGCTGTACTAGTAACATTAGCTGGCATGGTTTGATCGTACGCCTTATAATCCCCAGCAATGGTCCGCTCCTTCCCATACTTGGTCATGTGTTCTGCCAATTCCGTCCAGTCCATATCGCCAAAGTTAGATCCAACAGCACATTCGTACAACAATCTATTGAGCATAATGTGTCTGGCAACTGGAAGGAAATATTGCCGCATCAACACAAGCAGGGACAGATCGATGGCATTAATAATGCGCACTTTGTCCTTACTTTGCAATATGGCTTCATCCTTAAGACTACCCTTGAACACACTGTACACACGCTCTCCACGCGCGAGACATGCCCTCTCCTTTTCGATCTGCCTAAGAACGACGTCATGTAGGACACGAGTACCATCGTTAGTGATGGTAGACAACTTGTCCTTGGTGACGTTGTTAGGGAAACCGGCAGAGGTGGTCCATTTTAATGGATCTATACCATACACCCCAGCCATGCCATTGACAGCCTGATGAAGCGTCAGAGGTCGATTGAAACC